TGCACCAACTAGTTCTGGAACAACTGCGTTTACTGATTTTGCAGATTTAAGTTTTACTACAGCAACCATAACTGCTATGGGTGCGTTGATTTATAATGATACAAACAGTGATAAAGCTGTATGCGTTTTAGACTTTTCAACAAATAAAACTTCTACCTCTGGAACTTTTACAATACAGTTTCCTACTGCTGACGCATCAAATGCTATAATCCGTATAGCTTAACTGTCAAGGTTAAGCTATGGCTACTAGTGGTTGGGGTGATGGTGCTTGGGGTGCCTCTTTTTGGGGAGGCTTTGTTGATGCTGATGTAAGTGTCACTGGAGTCGCAGGAACTACTGCCGTTGGTGAAGAAGGAGTAACTGGAACTAGTGTAGTTGTTGAAACTGGACTATCTGCAACTGGTGTTATTAATTCTGCTGGATTAGTTTTTAAGTTTGGTTATCTTGTATCAGGTGTTTCGTCAACTGGAGCTGTTGGTACTGTCACTTTTGATGGCGATAGTAATACTGGTACTACTGGAATATCTGCTACTTCTGCTGTAGGTACAGCAACAATAGGTGGTTCTACTAATGTTGTTGTGACTGGAGTTTCGTCAACTGGTGCTGTAGGAACTGTTACTCCTAGTATACCCATAACTTTTGCAGTCACTGGTGTGTCTGCAACAACTGGATTTATGACTGGTTGGGGTAGTGGTCCATGGAGTGCTGGAGTATGGGGTGGAGGTGTTTTTGCTGATGTGGGTCAGGTTATTCCTGCATTAACAAATGTAGCTCAAGGTTTAATTCAAACGCCAACAATACTTGGAACTTGCACATTTAGTGTCACTGGAGTTGCAGGAACTACTGCTGTAGGCAATCCACTTGTTGGTGCTGGAGCAAGAGTTGTTGAAACTGGACTTACTGGTACAATAGGTTTTGGTGATGAATCTGTTGTTGGAACAGCACTTGTTTCACCTACTGGTGTTTCTGCATCTGTCTTGATCAGTGGCTATGAAGCAAGTACAGTGACAAAAGTTGTTACTGTTCAAAGTGTAAGTGGTGCAAATAAATATTTTATAGACGGTGTGCAACAACAAACACAAGAACTTTTTGAGGGTAATACATATTACTTTGATCAAAGTGATAGTAGTAATAGTGGTCATCCATTTAGATTCAGTACAACCTCTAATGGTACGCATGGGGGTGGTTCAGAATACACAACTGGTGTAACAACAAGTGGTACTCCAGGAAGTAGTGGTGCATATACACAAATAACGATTGCTGATAAAGCTCCAACTCTTTACTATTATTGTAGCGTCCATTCAGGTATGGGTGGACAAGCTAATACTCCTGCTGTTTATACTATTCTTACCTCTACTGGTGCTCCAGTAACGAATGTTGTTGGAACTACCGCTTTAGGTAGCGAGTCAGTCACAGCAGACTCTAATACAGCAGTAACATTAGCAGGAATGACAATTTCTTTAGGAACACTTGCAATCACTGGTGGTTCTGTGTTATCTTTAACTGGAATTAGTGCGACTGGTTCAACTGGAGAAGAACAAGTTTATAGCTTAATAGAGCCAGACCAACTGGCTAACTGGATTGAAAGGGTGGCGTAATGGCAACATATGTTAACAATCTTAGATTAAAAGAAATCGCGACTGGTGATGAATCGGGTACTTGGGGTACCTCTACAAATACTAATTTAGAATTAGTAGGAGAGGCTCTAGGTTTTGGCACAGAAGGCATAACAACAAATGCTGATACTCACACAACTACTGTAGCAGATGGTTCCTCTGATGCAGGAAGAGCATTTTTTATAAAATATACTGGAACATTGGACTCAGCGTGTACAATAACTATAGGTCCCAACACAATGAAACGAGTGCATATTATTGAAAATGCAACTAGTGGTTCACAAAACATACTTATAAGCCAAGGCTCTGGTGCAAACGTAACTATACCAAATGGTCATACCAAAGCTGTTTATTTAGATGGAGCGGGAAGCGGAGCGGCTGTAGTAGATGCTTTTACAGATTTGAACATACCATCTTTATTTGCTGGAGGCTTAACTTATCCAACAAGTGATGGTTCTTCTGGACAGTTTATGAAAACAGATGGTAGTGGCACACTCTCTTTTGCTACTGTAGACACAACAACTAAATTAGATGATATTGCAACTGGAGATGCCGCGAGTACATTAGCGACTTCAGCAGGAAACATAACTATTGATGCTCAAGGTAATGATACAGACATAATTTTAAAGGGTACTGATGGTAATGCAGACACAACCTTCTTAACAATAGATGGATCTGCGGCAGGATTGGCAACCTTCAATGCAGGAGCGGTTTTTGGAGGTTCTGTTTTACCATCCGCGGATGATACACATGATCTAGGTTCTTCTTCTAAGCAATGGCGAGACATATATACTGGTGATATAAATTTAAACAACACTAAAACAAGAGATAATGAAGTAGATGGAAGTAGAGGCTCTTGGACTATACAAGAGGGTGCAGATGACTTATTTATTTTAAATAGGCTTAATGGTAAAAAATATAGATTTAAACTAGAGGAGATGGATTAATGGCTTTAATTGTTGGTGGAACAACCGTTACTGGAACACAAACTTTAGATGCAACTAAATTAACGGGAAATCTTCCCGCAATAAGTGGTGCAAGTTTGACTTCTTTAAATGGTAGTAATGTATCGAGTGGTACATTAGGTACGGATAGAATACCTAATTTTAACGCTTCAAAAATTACAAGTGGTACAATGAGTGGTGCAAGAATATCAGGTGGTACTTTTGGATCTACAAATGGATCAAATTTAACAAGTTTACCAAGTGGAAGCTCTATTCCAGTTACGTCATATCAATCAGTAGGTATGTATGTAATGATGAACCATGACAATCAAGGTACTTTTAGTATAAATAGCACCTACTCAAATATGAAAGCTTCTGGAGTTACTAGTTCAAGAAGTAACAATCTCGCATTAAGTGGAACATATAGATCATATGGTTATGAACCAGCAGGTGCAACTGCAACACTTGGTCAAAGAATATCATAGGAGGATTATATGACTATAACTATAGCAAGTAATGGAGCTACTTTAATAGGTGCAAGAAATCCCGTTTACGCTAATGCAGAAAAAACTATGGTCAATGTTGATGCTAAGTTTTCACATTACGAAAGTTTAGGTATTACAGAAAATGATGGCTACTTACCATTTTTATGTAATCCAGATGATCCAGAGTCACATGGTCGTGAGATGTTAGCAAAAGCACTAGCTGGAGAATATGGAACTATTGGTGATTATGTTCCAGTAGTAGAAGAAGAAGAATAAGAAAAAAGGATTAATTGTGAAACAAGAAAATTTTATTAATACAACACAATTAGATACAAATACTTGTGATGAAATGGTAAATTTTTTTTGGTCAAATCATAATCAGCATATGAAAGGTTTAGTTGGAGCAGAGAAAGAAGATATGTCTATTAAAGATAGTACCGACTTACCAATTCAAATGGGCGATGTTTTACATATTCCATTTTTCAAAAACTATGACGATCATTTAATTAAAAGTGTGTTTCAATATTTAGATATTTATTCAGCAATAAACGACAACTGGAAGATGGGTATAACTGAACCTTTTATTATCCAACATTACAAAAAAGGTGGTGGATTTAAGGTAGAACATTGTGAAAGAACTGGTCATTTTGATAAAACAATAAAAAGAGCATTAGTTTTTACAACATATTTAAATGATGTTCCTGATGGTGGCACACATTTTAAATATTACAACCACACAGAACAAGCTCAAAAAGGCAAGACTGTAATTTTTCCTAGTGATTGGACACATACTCATGTTGGTCAAATTACTCAAGATAATGAAAAGATTATTAGTACTGGCTGGATAAGCCATAGATGGGATTTCTGATGGATAGTACGATAAATAATTTTGTTGGTAATTATAATATAGATAAATTCATTGGTGTTTTTGATAATGTAATCACACATGAAGAATGTGATAATTTAATTTCTCTTTATGAAGAATCTGAAAGATTAAATTATACTATAGCTAGGCGAGATACTGGCTACAGTCAGCAACAAGTAGATAATAAATTACTTGTAGTTAATAAACCTAATTTGGAAAAGTCAGTATTGTTTAATCAGCAACAAATTCATGTACAAAAATTTGTTGAAGCAACATTCAAATGTTATTTTGAATATGCAAAGAAATATGGTGTTTTAGAAAGTGTTGCTAAACATAGGTTTTATGATGATATTAAAATTCAAAAAACAAAACCCTCTGAAGGTTATCATGTATGGCATTGTGAACATGGTTCACGAACAGTAGGCTCAAGACTTTTATTAATAATGTTATATTTAAATGATGTCGCTGAAGGTGGCGAAACAGAATTTTTGTACCAGTCATTAAGAGTTCAACCAAAAAAAGGTACATTAGTAATTTGTCCATCAGGATTTACACACACCCATAGAGGTAATCCTCCTCTATCAGGTGATAAATATATGATTAATGGTTGGATAGAATATGAAGAATAAAGGATTGCTACTGTATGCCATTAACGAGTTTGAAATTTAGACCAGGAATAAATAGAGAAGTAACATCGTATTCAAATGAAGGTGGGTACTTTGATTGTGAAAAGGTAAGGTTTTATACTGGGTTTCCAGAAAAAATAGGAGGCTGGGAAAAATATAGCACGGCACAATACTTAGGAACAGCAAGAGCTTTACATAACTATATTGCTTTAGATGGTTCTAACCTTATGGGTGTGGGGACACATTTAAAATATTATGTTGAAGAGGGCGGTACATATAATGATATTACACCTATAAGAAAAACATCTACAAATAGTATTACCTTTTCAGCTAGTGATGGTTCTACTGAAATAACAGTAACTGATTCTACGCATGGTGCTGTACCAAATGACTTTGTTACTATTTCAGGTGCAGTAACTTTAGGAGGGCTTGTTACAGCATCAGTGCTTAATGCAGAACACCAAATAACCTCTGTTGTGAATGCTAACTCCTATAAAATTACGGTAAGTGTAACAGCTAATAGCTCTGATACTGGTAATGGTGGTTCTGGTGTTGATGGTTCATATCAAGTAAATGTAGGATTAAACACTACTGTCGGTGGTAATGGTTGGGGTGCTGGAGGCTTTGGTGGTGTTAATGCTGATTTATCTACTTTTGGTTGGGGTCAAGCCGCGTCCTCAGGAACATTAGCTACTATACGTTTATGGACACATGATAATTTTGGTGAAGATTTATTAATAAATCCTCGTGACGGGGCTATCTTTTATTGGGATAAATCAGACGGTTTGACTTCAAGAGCAGTATTGTTATCCAGTGAAACTGGAGCATCTGACGTGCCTACTATTGCAAAACAAATAATGGTTTCTGATATAGATAGACATATTATAGTTTTTGGTGCAAACACTATAGGAACTACTACACAAGACCCATTGCTCATTCGCTTTGGTTCACAAGAATCTTTAACAAACTTTACGCCTGACACAACAAATACTGCTGGAGATTTAAGATTAAGTAGTGGTTCTGAGTTTATACAAGCTGTAGAAACTAAACAACAGATACTTGTGTTTACGGATAGAAGCCTTTTTAGTATGCGATTTATCGGTCCGCCTTTTACCTTTGGATTACAAGAACTGTCAAAAAATATTACTATAATGAGTCCAAATTCTGCTGTTGCTGTAGATGATGTGGTGTTTTGGATGGGTAAAGAAAACTTTTATATCTATACTGGAAGATCACAACAAATAGCTTGTACTGTTAGAGATAAAGTTTTTCTTGATTTTAATTTATCTCAAAGCGATAAAGTAGTAGCTGGAGTTAATTCACAATGGTCAGAAGTGTGGTGGTTTTATCCTTCTGCTACATCAGAAGAAAACGATAAATACGTTGTTTATAATTATGCTAGTCAAATTTGGTACTACGGAACATTATCTAGAACGGCATGGCATGATAGAGGTGTTAGACAATTTCCTATAGGAGCAGGATCTGAATATTTATTTAACCATGAAAGTGGCAACGATGATGATGGATCTGCAATGACGGCTTCTGTAGAATCTAGTCAAATGGATATTGGTGATGGTTATCAATATAGTTTTATTAGACAATTAATACCTGATGTAAGTTTTGATGGATCTACTGCAGGAGGCGTCAATCCTAATTTAACATTCACAATGCAATCCCGTACTGGTCCAGGAAGCACTTATGATAATAATTCAGGTGGTACAAGTACTAGAACAGCAACTAGCCCAGTAGAACAATTTACAGATAAACTTAATATAAGACTTAGAGGTCGGTCTTTTAGTATGAAACTAGAATCTACTGATCAAGGTGTTGCTTGGAAGTTGGGTACACCACGAATAGATATAAGACCAGATGGACGAAAATAATGTCAAGAAGTTTAGTTCCGCCAAGATTACCACAACCTAACGGTGGAATATCTGTTGAGTATATGTATGATTTGGTTACTACTTTGGATTTGTTTATACAACAACAAAACAATCCGGGAGAGGGTAGAAATACAAAAGTAGTTTTTACAGCTTTACCAACTAGTGATGTTGGTTTAGAGCAAGGAACCTTGTACAGAATTGGAAATGATGTTAAGGTATCTTTATTGAATATCGCAGGAGTAAACGGTAATAGTGGTACT